TAATGAGTGCAGGATGTATCAAACAATAGCATACTGTCACCTCCGATGTACTAATAACCTGCATGTACCGACCTGTAGGTATGTATTATAGGTCTATTCTATATAGATCTATAGGGATAAGTGGATGAAAGATATGGTGTATATGTATGCTTTTCTGTATGTTATCTATATAGTTATGGATATGTAGGCGAACGTGTACTAAATCTGTCAAGTGGTTGTGCGGACGGCTCATCTGAATGACATGCATTAAAAAGCCTCAATGAAGAGGCTCTCTAAAGATAATGTAATGAACTAGAAGGTGCCGCCATCGATAGTACTTGATGCTTGAGGGACTCCGCCTGAAGTGAATCCAAGGTGCTGATATTGCGTACCTGTAATGTAAGATAGTGCCGTGCCAGCAGCATTGCTAACCCAGTAAGCATTACCTGTATGAGAAGATACACCTGTACCACCATCTGTTATCGGTACATCAGTGCCTGCTGCTCTATATATAATGTTACCTTCAATAGATAGATCACCTGCTGAGGCTCTTGCTAAGGTAGAATCAGAAGCATGTCCAACGTTAACCGCTGTAAGCATTGGTGAATCACCTTCGCCAACACCTAAGTTTGTTCTTGCAGCTAAGGCTGTAGAAGCACCTGTACCACCATGAGCTACTGCAACATCAGTTGCTGTCCATGTACCTGCCGTTATAGTACCTAAGGTTGTTAGGGATGTTTGGCCAATATATGTAGAAGCAATGGTGATTGCATCCGCAGAAACAGTGATCTTATCCGCTGTACCGACTGCATCAATCGTGTTACCATTCTTTGTGAGACCATCGCCAGCACTGATCTGACCAGCTCCAGAGAATTGCTCAAAGGTTATTGCTGTTGTGCCTAATGTAACCGCACCGTTAGTGCTCATTACATAACCATTGTCTCCATTTAATGTACCTTCTTCAGCAAATGTAAATGCTCCAGCTGTTAATTCAGAGGCTGCATCAGCATCTGGTGTCCTTGTTATTACAAACGCAGTGGACCCATTACCTACTGTTGTGACCTTATAAAAACCGTTTTGAGCTGCTGTTGACTGATTCTTAACAAGAATTCTGTTACCTACTACTAGGTCAGATATACCGTCAATTGCAATTGCTCCATTGCTTGAGCCTGTTAATGTACCAGCTGCATTGTTATATGCTGAGGCAAGGTTGGCTGTTGTAGCTACTCTTACCGATGCTTTAACATCTAATCCATTCGCTACTGAGTCAACATATGTTTTGTTTACAAGGGAATCTGAAGTAAATCCAGCTCTTCCAGCATAGTTAGAAGGTACTGTTACTGTACCTGAACCATTCGGTGCAAGGTCTAAATTGCCATTCGAATCCGTTGTTGATATTGTATTACCGTCAATGGTGATATTATCAACATCGAGGGAAGTAATTCCGTTAAGATCTGTAATTGTACCGCCAAGGCTTGTATCATCACTACCAATGGTTATACCATCATTAACTAACTGTGTATTACTTACACCAGCCGCTTTAATGGTTACTGCACCAGATGATACTGCAAAGTCAGCAGTAGCAAATGAAGCTACACCCTTATTAGAAGTGGTTGCATCTTCACCATCAATGGTAAATGTACCTGCACCATCATTATAGGTAAGATCAATGCCTTCGCCTGCAACAAATAATCCATTAACTCTATCATCAACTCTTTCGTCTGTATAGAATAAGTTTGTTGAGCCTTCAGGTACATCATCTGTATCAACTTGACCAGAGCCTGAACCAAAATCAATTAGTGTATTATCAATACCGTCAGCTGCTATTGTTACTTCACCTGATGATACCGCAAAGTGGCCTGAATTGAAGTTTGCAACACCTTTGTTTGTTGTTGTAGCATCTTCACCTGAAATTGTGATTGTATTGGCTGATACAACGGTATCAATACCTGCGCCAGCTGCAAAGGTTAGTGTTTCGCCTGTATTAACTACATCAGCTGTGCCTGATTCGGCTGCAACTGTGAATGAGCTGATTACTGTGGCAAATGATAAGTTACCTGAACCATCTGTTTGTAAAAATTGTGATGCTGAACCATCCGCTTGTGGATAATTTAGCCCATCAATTACTACACTACCTGAACCATTTGGCGTAATGTTAATATTACCATTGGTATTTGTTGATGTAATATGATTTAGATTAAAATCTAAGTTATCAACTATTAAATGGTCTATTTTTGAATTCGCATCGACTATAATGGCTGATGAGGCTGTTAACGTACCAGCTGTGTGGTCCATCATATCAGTGAATAACTGACCACCTATTACCTTCGCTACTACATCAGCACCTGATGTTTCACCAATGAATAATCTATCCGAATTAAATGAGTAGGCTAATTCACCGACCGCTAAGGCATTTGTTGCCGGCGAGCCAGTAGCCGTACTATATTTGGTTATAATTACTGTACCTGACATACTATCTCCTAATTAAATTTATTTGCCTAAGCGTGTTAAAAACTTCCACCTATGACTTTGAGGTTTGAATTCTCAATCGTAGGTAATACCTTAAATGTTGATGATGCATTATCCCATAGGATCGCTGAACCATCTTGTCTCTGGCTTACATCTACATCTGTCAATGTAGCTAAAGCTTGTCCCGATGTAAGTAGTAATTTTTTGGCTTCAATTGTTCTTTGTGTTGCACTTGCCGCGTTTAAGCTTCTTGTTGTTGTAATCTTACCTTGTAATGCCATTACTGTGTTACCCCTGGATTAACTGTTAATTGTCCTTCTATCACTCTTGTTTTTGTTCCTGAACTCGTATGAGTTATCTCTACATCATATACATATCGCCCAGCCTTCATTGCATTTGTCTGAGTGTTGCTCAATCCTACTCTTAGTTTTCCGGTAGTAGCCCCAACCACTGTGCATACAAAATCAACCTTAGCTGTGGATGAATAAGTTTTCCTTATCTGCCCCGCAACTGTATAACCAGTTAAATTTGCTAATGTTCCATCTGAGTCATCTACTATGACTTCAGCTGAAAAATCTGCTCCTTGATCTACTTGTAAATCTGAATATACTGCCATCTTCCTCTATACCTATTTATAATATCGTTGTTTTATGAACCTGCACCGTACATTGTCTTAACGACTGACCCGGCTGAATTCGTTATTGTTAATACTACTTCGTCTTTTAATTTTGCTCTTGACACTGCATCATTAATAATTTTTGCAGTTGTTACTGCATCGTCAAGAATTTCTGTTGTATTAATAGCATTATCTGCCATCTTAGCATTAGTTATTGCATTGTCCGCTATGTCATCAGTGCTTGTGCTTCCTGCTGCACGTGTAGTAACAATACTTACTGAATTTAAGTTCGTTATTGTACCAGCGCCTGTTATATCACCGGTCAAAGTAATGGTTGGGTCACTTACATTAAAGTCAATAGTTGCATCACCAGGTTGATAATCTACTTCAATACCTGATTCACTATTACTTGACACCATCGCACCAACAAGTGTTTGTATATGAGAGGTAAGAGCAACACCATTTACTGTAATAGCATCTGCTTCTAATGTTCCATCAATATCAGCATTACCACTAATATCTAAGCTTGCACCATCAATTTCTCCTGTCACTGTAATAGTATCTACAAAGGCATCCTTAAATCTAACACCTGTCGTACCTAAGTCAACATCACTATCTGTTATCGGCTGTAATACACCATCTATTAATTTAATTTGATCTGCACCATTAGCTCTAAATATGATATTGTTATCAGTTGCAAAATCTATATCGTTATCAGCATCTCTACCTATGACTAAAGCAGCATTTTTAAGGGATGTTATTGTTGTTTGAGTAGCTGATAAAGCAAAGTCAATCTCGTTATCCGTATCATCGTATGTTACGCTAATACCTTCTTCGGTATTGCCACTAAGCATAGTGCCAATAGAATCTTGTATTGTTTCGTCAAGAGTAGCACCATTAACTGTTATTACATCTGCTTCTAGTGTACCATCAACATCTACATTACCAGAAAAATCTACTTGAGCTGCTGTAACTTTTAGATCACCTGTACCTGTGTCTGCTATATATGAATTTGTACCATCGTGGTATATCTCTAAACCGTCTGATGATGTACCAAGTATAACCTTCGCATTATCATTAAAGACCAAATTGCCAGTCATTGTTGATCCAGCCACTGTTACACTACCAACAACAATCCCTTGGTGTGCTTTAAGAGCAGCAACAATGGATGTAGCACCAATATCACTTACAGTTACTTCGGCTGTATTACCTATTGCAGTGCCAATCTCATTAGTCTTTACCCTCCATTGTTCGAAGGTATTTGCTGTTGTTACGTTAACTGTTGCCATATTATCTCTCTATTAATTGTTTAAGCATATCTTTAATTTCAGATACATCTTGTTCTACTCTATTCAGTCTTTCTGCATCTGCCGTAATCCTTGCACGATTTACAGAATATTCTTGTCCGCCGCTACTCATATTTATAATAGCACCTGATCTTGTGTCTCTTACTAAGCCTGCATGTCCTTCAACTGGTATTTTCATTATACCTTCAACGCTATGGCTCTAAGATCTTGACACATAGGAACAACACTTGTACCTGAAGATCTCATCACAATCTTAATTGCAAATATTGAAAATGGTGCGACAGTAGATTCATATGCTGTCTCTTCATATGTTGTACCATCTGAGTATTTAACTTGACCACTGTTACCTTCAGGTGTCATTGCCACCCATGATACAGCATCAAATGTTCCAGCCGTGTTACCAATCTTATAATATACATCAACAAATGACCCGTTAGGCCTATTGATATCTAAATAAATCTTAAGTGTATCTGAACTATCATTTAATTCAATTGTTTTAGTTACATACTTAGCTAAGTTAGTTCCTTTAGAAGGATCAGTCTCAGCAACCGCAGTACTGTTATCAATTCTATTACCAATAGTAATTATTGAGCATCTTTCCATGTCAATCACTGGTGATAGGTAATTAGTTGTTGAACTAAATGAACCATCAAGGTGTATTGTAGGTGTTGCACCAGACTTAATAACTTTAGGTGTTAATGGAGTATAGTTCTCATTTGCAAGAAGTGCTGCAGCCGTAGATCCTATAGTTGTTCCATTACCTACAGCAGTATCTTTAACTGTCCATGATTGTGCTGTATTAGGTAATACAATCTGTTGAATAACTGGACGTGCAGTATTCCATTCTAATCCTTGAGTTGCCTGACATGCTGAGCCACCGCCGTTACCAGCAGTAATAGCAGCTATGTGACCTGATCCAGCAACTGTAATAGTATAACTGTCTCTTGCTATTGCGGTAATCGTATGTATCTTATTTAACTCATGAGCATATGCTGTTCCAGTTCCTGCTCCACTCGCAATTGCAGTAAATACAATGTTAGCGGCCGCTGTTGTACCTGATGGTACACCTGCTGTTTCCCATTGTGCTTGAGTAGTATTTCCTGTTGCTACTATCTTATATTGTGTCCCAGTTACAAATGATCCAGCAGTTGTTGTTGCTGTACTGAAATTATAACCGTTAGTTGCATCAAAGCCAGTTAACGTTACCGTATCAGCTGCAGACATTCCGTGGTCTCTATGAGCTACTGTAAAGATATTAGATGCACTTGCACCTGATGCCACAGTAGTTAATGGGTCTGTTACTAATGCACGTGAAGGTAGCACAGCATTTTTCAATACCGCAGTACGTGTAGCAGAAATATCAAATACACATCTCTTCAATACAAATGTTAAGTCTTTATTCTGATCAGCTGTCCATGTTGAAGCATTTTGTGACTTAAATAATACACCTGCATATGGCTGTTGTGAAATTCTATTACCATTTTGATCTTCTTTACCAATCTCAGCATAACGTACGTTATACTTATTTGAATTAGACATAATAACAATTGCGTATTCAACACCATCTTGTAAGTATACCGGTGATGGGAATGTGAATGTTGTTGCAGTAGATGTACTAATAGCACTTGGGTTAAGCGTTACATCAGAGAATGGAATAATCTTTTGTGTAGGGAATCCATTTACCATTTCACGTATTGACACATTCACTGGTATGCCAGCATCTTTAGATGTAAAGTAAAGATCTACTCCACTAACAAATGCAGCTTGGTCAAGTAATATTGATTGAGCTAATGGATCACACCAATTAACCCTAGTTCTTCCTGTCTCTCTATTATCAACCCTTGTGTCTTCTACTGACAATCTTTGAATAACTGGGGTTCTTGTTGAAATAATAACATTTTCCCTTGATTCGAGTAAGCCAGAAGCACTATACATTGCTGTAGCTGATGTTTCTGTCACCTCATCGTTATTAGCAGATGATTGAGTTAGTTTAAATTCTTTTTCACCAGTCTTAAAGTTAAGTGCACTGTTATTAGGTATTAAGAATGTACCTGTCACAGCACCATTAGCATCAGTTGTTAATGTAGTAGCTCCTGCTGGGTGAGCAGTAACACTATTAATACCAACTAAAGGTGTATATGTTGATGCCGTAGTAGAAACAAAGTTAGCCATAGATACACCATCAAAGAATGCATATACTTGTGTTGCAGGCTTCATGCGTGTAGCAGTGAAAGAAACTAATCTTGTTCTCATGAATGGTATAAAGTTAACTTCTACTATACGATCACCTGAACTAAACCTAGATGTTTGTACTGTTATAGTTTGTTGAATACCTGTACGTCTTGAATTACCTTTTTCTGTTTGGATATTCCAGTTACCTGATCTAGACCAGCTCTTTTCTCCAGTCCAGTTAGTTGACCAATCATTCCATACAGTACCTACTTGAGGTTGGAGAGCAGCTTTCATAGCATCAAATTCACCATCATTGTTAATGACTACTTCAGGCCTACGGTCTACATCTCTCCATTCGTCTGTGCCAGGAGTTAACGCCATGGCTCCAGTCCAATTAAAGACATCATAAGGGTTAACATTAATTTGTCCTGAATATTGTGTCTGTGATATCATATTACTTGCCGTAGTATTTGTAGTATATGGCAATGTAACTAAGTCACCTGTTTTTGTCGTAGTAGATGATGCATGATACGCTAATGCAGCATTACCTTGGCCAAAGCCAGGGCGTAATATACGATTCTTTAAATCAACTGAAGCTCTATATTCAGGAGATGAAGAATTAGACATTCTTGTATTTGAGAATGCATCTACTAAGAAACCAGACTTCCATCTTGGATCATTATTACTATCTAAAATTTGTTTGTTCTGTGCTTCAGCTTCTAAGAATGATAGCACTGAATAGTATTCTATTTGGCTTACTCTCTTATCGATCTTACCGATATCACGCATTGTATAGCGTCTATTATCAATAAAGTCAAGGGTTACCTCATCGGCTGTTAATGTATATGCCGGAATAGTCATTGTATATAAATGCATTGAATCAGTTGGAATTTCTGCCGGCTCTGGATAAACTGCCGGGACACCTGTAGCAAATCCAAAGTTACCTTTAGAATCTAAATAAACTTTATCTATTCTTCCTAAGTAGTATTGAATATCAGTTTCGAATTGACTAAATCTTGTTGGAGCAACTGCTACAAGAGCACCTGATCCAGTAAAGTTACCACCAGAATCATCTATTCTTGGTCTAAAATCAACTGCACTTCTTAATTCTATATTACCAACCTTAGGTATCTTATCATAATCAATCACACCAGTGTATGAATCAACTGTAAAGAAATCACCTGTGGTAGAATGAGTGAAGTATTTAAATGTAACATCAAGTGCTGCAGCTGCAGTATAGTTTGATGTAGTCTTAAGTTTAACCCGACCAACATCATAGAAATCATCTCTTTGGCCATTATCTAAATCAAAGTGTGTAGTAACATTGGTATTGCTTACATTTTCAACAACTGAGACTATCTCATATACATCTGCTTTACCAAGTGATTGACCTGTACCAGTAAAGTCTGTGCCAGCATTAAATGCTACAGCAGTATTTCCACTTAGTGTTTTAGTCTTATGGTTTGCAGTTCTTATAAATGGTGCAATCAATCTTACTGTGTCACCATTTTGTGCTGTTAATCCAGTAATTGTTGCTGTTGTTAAGCCAGCATTGAAAGCAATGTTTCCAACAGTAACTATTTCACCACCAACAGTAGCATCGGTATCATTTATTATGACCCAATTAGTGTTATTAGACTTTGAACCAAACGCTTCATTAGCAACCGTAGTTGTAAATACTGCTGTACCAGAGTTAACAACACCTGTTGCAGCAATAATTCTATTTGTTTCAAAACGATAGTTAAAGTCTGGAGTACCACCACCAACTACACTATCACATGTTTTAATTCTTGGATATGGTAATGCGTATATTAAGGTGTCTGGTCCAATGTTATATGCTGTGGCTGCTGGGCCTATAGCAGCATCGGCATTTGGATCAGCAATAATTGCTGTAAACGAACCAGTACCACCATTTCCTGCTGGGTCAGATGGAGTTTGGGCACTGGATGATATATCATCTAGTGTTTTTGCACCAACCATTGTGCCAGTGAAATCAAAGATATGAATTCTATATCGAGTTGCAGCTGTATCACCATTACCGCTTACACGTTCGATTGATCTTGCTCTCGCAGTACCAATTGAGTTACCACTTGAATTTTCAATATCAAATGGACCGAATGTAGTAATATCTGGGGTTCCGACAAGAGATGTAACTTCAATATAGTTATTATGAGTTATCTCTGTAACTTTATCTGTAACCTTCTCTGATGTCCTTGCTCTATCAAAGTGTGCATTAGTTGTTCCTAATGTCTGTATCTCATAACCTCTTACATAAGCTTTTGAAGGCTCAATACCAAGAGTTAATTTAGTAGTATCAGATGCATGATCTTTCACTAATGCTTTAAATGGATTAACGTAGTAGTTACCTGATTCATCAAATGTTCTACGAGCTAATTCATCAGCTAAATGATTATAATCAGCTGTTCGTGCATTCTTTGTAATGAAACCATCTTCTAATCTTGCGATAAGAACAAAGTTACCTGATGTAGCATTGACTGCTTGACTACTTAACGTAGCTGTAATAGAATAACGATGTGCACCTGGAGCCGAAGCATTAGGTGTACCTGTAGCGTTATCATTTAATGATGCATCCTCACCTGGGCTAACGATAGCTTCAGTAACCAATAGACCAATATCAAATGATACGTTATGTGTATATTTAGATAATACAATTGTTTTAGCCTTAGCTACAACAAAGTGTTTCTTGATATAATAAATACCATCTTCAAGTGCTACGATTGAACCGAATCCGGTTGCTGCAGAAGCTTTAACTTCAGCTGACTTACTACCTGAAGCAGTGATCGTTGCGTTATCTGCAAAGACTGTACCTGATATGTATTTAACGAATAGAGTAATTGGATCTGAACCGTCAGCTAAACTAGCATGGACAACCCTAGCTATGTTAGTACCATCAGTAAATTCAGTACCTACTAATTCGGCAACTGTATCATTATTGGCATGAACAGAATCTAATTTAATATAGTCAATTTTATTGTGTAAGTGAACTGTACCTGGAACAACTACCGAACCATCTTTAAATACATGGTCTCCCGCAGAAGATATTTGGTTTTGTAATTGTGTTTGTAGTTGAGTTAACTCTCTTGCTTGTACAGCCTTACCAGGTCTGAATAATATCCTTTGATATTGTTCTTTAGGACTAAGAGTATTGCCCGAGGCAACCGACTCAAAGTCGTCCCAATATGGTTCTACGTTAAATGAAATTGCCATGCTTGTTTCCTATTTAAAATGCGATTACTAATCTTACTGTTTCTACTTGTCCTGCAGCTCTTGTTGTTGCTGTCCTATTCTCTACAAACATTACATCACCTGAGTGATGATTAATTAAAGGACTACCTACTGCTGTGATATCATTACCAGCACCACCTGAACCCGTTGCGCGAGTAAAGTGAGTCGTAAGGAATGTACCAAATCCAGTAGTTTCATTTTGTATATAATGTAATACACCAGTAGTGTTATTATATTCTACCACTATACCTTTAGCACCAACTGTACCACTTGTATGACCTTCGAAAGCAAAGTCAGCAACATATGTACTAGCTAATGAAGCAGGAATTGTTACACTCTTACATGTATTATATGCACTTGCTTCTGCAACTTGAGCAATAGTAGCTGAACCAGATGATGTTGTAGCGATAGCTTTAAATATCTCTCCAACAACTGGATTACCACTCGTTGATCCTGCAGTTGTGAAATGTGCATCAGTAGATGTACCTATTGTTAAAATCTTATAGAAATTGCCAACCACCATTGAATTTGATGCTGAAAGAGTTGCTGATTCAGTAGCTTTTTCAATTGGATTTTTTACAACTGCTATTTGTCTAAAGTCGTTTGAATCAGGAATACTGCCTGACTCATCACCCGTAAATGTAGTGTTGATAGTTATGTAATGTGAACGTAAGTCATTGGTTGGGTTAAACCCGAATCCACCAACTGGGCCTATAACTGGTCTTATTGCACCATTTGAACCTGCACCGCCTGTTACTGTAACAGTAGCGTGGGTATACCCTGAACCTACCGCTGTCATTGTAACACTTGTAATGGCTCCACCTGATACTGTACATGTAGCTGTAGCACCTGTTCCGTTACCTGCAATAGTTAATGTTGGAGCTGATGTATATCCAGTTCCCACAGTAGTTATCTTAAGGTTATATATGGCTCCGTCAATTGCATTACCTTGAACAGCCCACTGAGCAACTAATGCTGCATCAGCACCTGCTACAGGAACTTCATAAATTTTTCTTGTTGGAATAAATGATGATGTTAAGAATTTAGTTACATCAGTTGTTGGGATAGTGTACATATATTTCCATATGTAACCATCATTAGTAGTTGTAGTACCAATGACACCTGATGTTTGAACTCCTACAGTGTCTGGGTTATATGTGCTTGCCCCTGACCCTGCTCTTAAACATAAAAACACATTGTTATTATCTGAAACAACAAAGTATAATTTACTTTCTATATTTGTGTCTTGATCATCATATTCTACATATGTAGTACCTGAAACCCATAGGTTTCTTGGGGAACTATGAACAATATCAGCAGCATCAACTCTCTTCATGGCAAACATATTTTCCCATAAAGTATGTGACGTGTAGTCATTTTCATATGGGGTTGTTGGTACTGTATCATCAGTCCAAGCATTAGGCCTTCCCAGTGCCATGTAGAATTGATTATCACTAAGACTTTCAACGAACTTATTCGTCGAATCCAATCTAAATTTGCTTGTGATTATTGCTGCCATTTTATTTCCTCTTTTATTTTACGTTATGGAGTATGTACATAAAGTGAACTCCTGTTACTTGATGGAGTAGTTTCACCACCACCCACTCCGAATTGTATTCCTATAGTGTTATTTATACTATCTTGAATTGTATATGAAGCCAAATCTGAATTTGGACCTAAATATCTAAATTTCATGTTGTCCCAATGGTTATTCATACCTATTTTCTTAAATTCTGAACTTCCTCTTGCAAAGTGAGTATATGATTTCTCTAATATATGACTATTAAAACTTATTGGGCCAATCTGATGTGCACCTAAAGTAAGTTGTATCTTACCAACAAATGGTAACCAACCATATTGCGCTTTAACATTTCCTTGATCAAGTAGTGCAATAAATATTGCAATCTCACCAAAGAACTTAAATCCTGCAGGGTGAACTAATCTTGTAAATGCATTCTTCCAATCAGATACATTCTTACCAGTTCTTAATACATATGAGAACTGTTGGTAATAATAAGAGTCTTGTACATATTTCTTATCTGACAAGAATCCATTAGCTGTGGTAAATAAACCTTTAGCATATGTAGTAACTACATCACCATTTGTTAATGCACTAGTAAATGTTAATTTGTATTTAGTAGTAGTATCTGAATAGACTGACTCAACATAATCTGTAGCTGGAGTCTGATGGGTATTATTTACAAATACAACGTCATCATCAAACATTGCTGGGTTATTAGCATCATTGTTTCCACTAACTACTGTTGGTGTTCCAGATATTGTAAATATATTTGATGGCGTAAATGCAGTTCTATCTGCTATAATTGCAGCTGTTTGATCTGTCCAATTTCCATCAGATGGAATTAATACATCTGTGAATGGAAAATATGTTTCAACATCATCGTCATAAATCATTCTAAAGAATGATGTAATAGATTCTGGTGTACCTCTACTTATATAAAACTCAACAAGTCTCTTATAGAACATTCTTGGGTCTGTAGCAAAATCTCTCGGTACCGCAACACCAATTTCATTCTGTAGTTCTGTAAGTAGATCAGTTTCTACATGATCAATATCCCTTTGGATATCTATTGAGTTAAGATAGTATCCTGATTTGTTTTGACGCTCTAAATATAATGCATATGTCTTAAGAAATTCAACAAGGGTTGGGTAAGAAGACTCTACGTGATCTGGTATTAAATCATCTATATATGACGATATATTATATTTACCAATTGTTGCCATTAGTTACTCACTGTAGTATAATCGATTCCAGCAGTTGTACCGCCAGTTGCCATTGTATCTATCTCACCTATAATTGTAGCAGTTGAGGTATTAATAGTTAATAGTTCATTTCTTTTAGGTGATATATCAGATGATGCAGGCTTGACCGTAACATCTATTGTTGTAGAACCTGTAGGAAGTGTTGTAGGATTAAATGATGTAAGAGTAACTGTTCCAGCTTCTTCATTCACATCACCAACATTTGTTGATTGTACTAAGTTATTTGTATCAACTATTTGAATAATTCGTGTATCACTTGAACTATCATAGAAATCTTTAAGTCTACAGTCAACACCAGCAAAGGTAAATATGGTCGATGTCACATAAGAACCAGTAGTTGCTGTAGTAGCATCTAAATCTGTAAGAGCTTGGTTAAACTTAAGTGAGTATTTAGTTGCTGTACCAAGAGCTGGTACAATCTTCTTAGTCATCTTAATACGAGTAATATTAGATAGAATAGCAATGTTAGTATCATCTATCTTTTTAAGAACATTTGAATCCCTATACACACCACCAAAACTCTTAAGAGTTGCATTGTTATATGCAATGAGTGTAGACCGTATTGAGGTTGCAAGACCAGTTGCTGTTACTGTAGCTAGGTTAGGATTATATTTAAAGTATACTTCGAGGTCTATGTAGGTGTATTCTGGGTCGACAAGAACCGGAGTGATACTTACAACGTTTTTTGGCTTTAGAATGTTTGTTTTTATGGTAGTTTTTTGTGAATCAGTTAACACCTCAGCTGATAGTGGCTTAATACTTACATATACCTTACCATAATCTGGTACATCATGATCTTCTCCGCCCCATACTGCAACAGCTTCAATATCAGCAAATTCATTTTTTATAATAGCCTTATAATCATCTGGTGTAACAGCCCTATTTTGAGATACATGAGCAAGAGGAGCATTAAATTTAATTGCTTCTTTTGATTCTCTTGCAGCACCACCTACAGCTTTAGTTACTAGTGTGATAGTTTCATTGCTATTACCATTTAATGAATCAGTCATAGTAAATACTGAAGCACCGTTAACGTTTGTGCCTGATGTAATTGTAGAATATTCAATTTTAATAGTATTACCATTTCCAGGTCTCTTACCAACAATGTTATCACCAAATTTAATTTCGTAATAAGCATCTCTACCTTCTTCTAAAAAGAATACTTCACTTGTGGCATTTAGATTTACTACATTAGTATTTAAGGTATAAACCTTTGATGAACTTGAAGAACTAGAATCTATAACTGTAACTTTAATTGATTTTGTATTTACGTTTGTAACAGGAATTAAATATTGTTCAAATATATTATCTTGGTATGTATATGATATTTCTGCTAATGTTCCTTGTTCAATGTTAACATTTGGAAATACCCAGCCGTCAGTAGCATCAAAATTAATTGTAGCAGTAACTGAAGCAAACATTGGATATGTTATACCATCGATTGATGTTTGAAATTTTGTACCTCTTGGCATACTTAACGGAAGTGGATTATTACTTCCATCATGATTAAATAGCGGTGTATCACCTGCGTTATAATTCATTTTAACATTTATAACAGCAACCGAAGGTGCTATAGATCTTGGTGTATATCCTAATAGTTTGGCATGTGATACAACAGAAGCTCGTAGCTGAGCTGTGTCAAGGAATGTTTCGTTCAAAGCAAAGTTGGCATTCATTGAATTCACATGAGTTATATATGCTAGTACATCAATAATGGTACTCATTGCTGAGCCTTCATAATTATAGTCATTGAAGGTTGTATCAGTTGCTTTCATGTATGCAACTAGATTTGTTTTTATTTGATCAAAGTCTAATTCACTTGAGTTAATTCTACGTTCAATTGCCATTATCGTAATCTCTCTATTGTGGTGGATATATCAACTATTTCGTTACTTGATTTAACCCTACCGGTTATAGTTATATGTACATCATTCTCTGATGCCTTTGCTTGAATATTTGTATTGAGTACTTCTAGTCTTGGTTCGTAATTAGCTAATGCAATATTAACAGAAGTAGACATACTTGCTGCTGTTATTTGGTTCATGTTCTCAAATAAATATGCTCTAAGGTTTGCACCAAAGAAATAATTAAATGGACGCTCACCATGATTTGTACGAAGTATGTTTAATACACTTTGAATTATTGAAGCATTATTCTTCTTTATTCCAACGTCATTTGTATTAGGATTTTGCTTAAAAGTAAAATCTAAATCTTTGTATGTTTCTTGTCTTGCAATTGTTGCCATATAGCTTATTTATACCCGTTGTTAACTAAGATTGCCAGTATTTCCAGCACTTGACCCACCGGAAATAACATGATTGTGACCATCAATTAATTGTGATGTGCTTGTATGAGTTGTACCAACCACTTTAAGATTACCAGTTACTTCAACGTTACCATCTAATTTTATATCGGCTGACTTTAATGTCATATCAGCAGTGCTCTCTACATCTGTTGTGCCTGTTGAGAATACTTTAAGAAGGCCTGCAGAGTTTACATCAATTTGACTTGTATCTCCTGTAGTGTTTATATCAATAATGCTCTCATCACCTGTAGCATCTATAACAATATTACCTACCACATCCATATCAACATTGCCACCAATGTCAATGTCTGCATTTTTTCTAATATCTAATTTAGCATTTTGGAATA